CTAAATTATCATTTAATATACCCTCATGTTTCAGATACAATTGAAAAGGAGTGTGAGCGTATGAAATTCAATGAACAAGCCTTGGAAAATTCTATAATAGAACTTTTCAAAGAAGAAAATTATACCTATTTACCTGGTACGGATATACATAGGGATAAGTCTGACGTTTTACTGGAAGATGATGTTAGGCAATATTTGGCAACTAGGTATAGCTCTGATGGTTTAACTAACGATGAGATTGAAGCTATACTCCATAAAATAAATGCTATTTCTGGTTCTCTCTATGAAGCCAATAAGGCGTTCATTAGGCTTTTGATGGACGGATTTATATTTACTCGTAATGACCGCAGTCAAAAAGATATTTATGTTAATCTGATAAACTATGAGGAGCCAGATAGCAATATTTTTAAGATAGTGAACCAAGTGGAGATACAAGGCTATGAGCAGACTCGCATTCCTGATGCAATTGTATATGTAAATGGATTACCATTGGTGGTGCTTGAATTTAAGACAGCGTCAAATGAAAATACTACCATTATGGACGCATATACCCAGCTTACAGTTCGTTACAAAAGGGATATTCCAGACTTGTTCATTTATAATGCGTTCGTAGTTATTAGTGATGGAGTAAACAATAAATATGGCTCCCTGTTTAGTCCGTATGATTTTTTCTATGCATGGCGAAAGGTAGAGCCTACAGACAACGACTTGGACGGTATTGATTCTTTAGTTACAATGGTTCAGGGATTATTCCGCAAGGATCGACTGCTTTCTGTAGTGAAGAATTTTATTTATTTCCCTGACCAGTCACACAAGGAATTAAAAATAGTGTGTCGTTACCCTCAATTTTTTGCTGCAACTAAGCTTTTGGATAATATAAAGCTTCATATGCAGCCAGCTGGAGATGGTAAGGGCGGTACTTATTTTGGTGCTACTGGTTGCGGCAAGAGTTATACAATGCTCTTCCTCGTCCGTATGATTATGAAGGATTCACATTTTCATAGTCCTACTATCATAATCATCACTGACAGGACTGACCTGGATGACCAGCTTTCCGGGCAATTTACGGCCTCTAAGATTTTTATTGGTGATGAAAAGGTGGTTAGCATTAGCTCTAGGGACACATTGCGTAGTGAACTGAATGGCCGGACGAGTGGCGGTGTGTTCCTTACAACTATACAGAAATTTTCTGAGGATATTTCTTTGCTTTCTGAACGTAGCAATATTATCTGCATTTCTGATGAGGCACATCGCTCTCAGGTCAATTTGGACCAAAAAGTTGTAGTCACCAAAACAGGCGTACAGAAAAAGTATGGCTTTGCTAAGCATCTGCATGATTCTTTACCGAATGCAACTTATGTGGGATTCACTGGAACCCCTATCGATGCCACAATCAATGTATTTGGTGAGGTGGTAGATTCTTATACTATGACTGAGGCTGTTAAAGACGGCATAACAGTTAATTTGGTATATGAGGGACGTGCTGCTAAGGTTATATTGGACGGTTCTAAAGTAAGGGAGATTGAAGAATATTATTCTCGTTGTGCAGAAGAAGGGGCCAATGAATACCAAATAGAAGAAAGCAAAAAGGCAGTTGCTCATTTAGAGGCAATACTGGGGGATCCTGATAGGCTAAATGCCGTTGCCAAGGATTTTATTGAACACTATGAAAGACGAGTTGAGGAAGGCGCAACTGTAGCAGGTAAGGCTATGTTTGTATGCGCAAATCGTAAAATTGCTTTTAGTTTGTACCAGATTTTACTGGAACTTCGTCCTGAATGGGGCAAGAAGGCACTTGCACCTGATGGTATTAAGCTTACGGAGAAAGAAACCAAGGAGTTAAAACCTATAGAAAAAGTGTGTATGGTTATGACACGCAATAAGGACGATGAACCTGACCTGTTTAATAAGCTGGGAACAAAGGAAGATAGGAAGGAACTGGATAGGCAGTTTAAAAATATCAAGTCGAATTTTAAAATAGCTATTGTTGTAGATATGTGGCTAACTGGTTTTGATGTACCTTTCCTTGATGCTATTTATATTGATAAGCCTATCCAACAGCATACGCTTATACAAACAATTTCTCGTGTCAACCGGGTTTATGCTGGAAAGGACAAGGGACTTATTGTTGATTATATTGGTATAAGGAAAAACATGAATAATGCTTTGGCCAAGTATACCAATTTCCAAGGAGGTTCCTTTGAGGGGATAGAGCAGTCTGTAACTATTGTTAAGGATCAACTGGATGTGCTTAATAAAATGTTCTACTCATTTAATGCGAGTGACTATTTCAAAGGAACACCTAAAGAACAGCTATACTGTCTTAATAGAGCCGTAGAGTATGTTCAAATGACTGAAGATTTGGAACTGCGGTTTATGGCAGCGGTCAAAAGACTAAAGCAGGCGTTTAGCCTTTGCACCTCCAGTGAAGATATAACAGATGATGAGCGGGATAGGATTCATTTTTATATAGCCATTCGTTCAATTTTGTTTAAGTTGACCAAGGGAGATGCCCCGGATATCTCCCAAATGAATGCTCATGTTCAGAAAATGGTGGAAGAAGCTATCTTATCAGACGGAATCGAGGAATTGTTCTCAGCTGGGAAAAATGTATCCATTGACTTGTTTTCTGATGAATACATGGACAGGATTTCGCATATTAAATTCCCTAATACTAAGATTAAGTTACTGCAAAAGCTATTGTCCCAGGCTATTGAGGAATTTAAAAAGGTAAATAAGATTAAAGGCGTTGAGTTTTCAGAGCGTTTGCAGCAGGTCGTTAATAGTTATAATGACCGTAGCGGAGATGAGGCATTTGCCAATGAAGTACTTGGAGATGTGGCTGACCAATTGGCTGATTTGTTACAGCAACTGAAAGCAGAAAAAAACTCATACGAAAATATGGGGATAAATTTTGAGGAAAAGGCATTTTATGATATTTTGGATGCTGTGGCCAAGAAGTTCGGATTCGAATATCCGCATGATAAAATGATTTTCTTGGCCCAGGAAATCAAGAAGATTGTTGATGACAAATCCAAGTATGCCGATTGTTTCACCCGCGATGATATAAAGGCAGAACTCCAGGCTGACCTCATTATAGTTCTCGATGACAATGGGTACCCTCCTGTTGCAATTGACGAAGCATATAAAGAGGTACTGGAGCAAGCTGAGAATTTCAAGAAATATAGGGATTGATGGAATATATAAAGGTTATATATACGTACTATGAGATAGCTAAAAAAATTACTTAAGTAAGTTTTTCAACATGTTTTGCAAAAATTGTATTGCGGATCAAAAGGAGAAGAACAATGGCAACAACAATAGAGGTACATAAACAGAGCGTTGAGGTGCTTTTGGGGAGCGGAAAAGATAAACCATTTGTAATACCAGAATACCAGCGTCCTTATGCTTGGAATGATGAACAAGTGGAAACGCTTTTTGAAGATTTATGGGAATTTACTGCAAATAGCGGCGGTACAGAACGGGATGGAACATATTTTCTTGGTAGTATTGTGTCTTACGAAAATGAAGCTGGAGAACAGGAAATAATAGATGGTCAACAGCGTATAACATCTTTATTATTGCTCTTGCGAGCGATTTATACTAAATTAATTGCTACACCTGAAGATGAAAGGACTGCTGAAGCAATTAATTTTATAGGGAAAATTGAGCCAGCTATATGGAGGACCAATAAACTTACGGGTGAAGTAGATTATAAAAATATTTTATTGACGTCACGTGTTGTGAATAACGATGGTAATGAAATACTTCGGTCTATATTAGAGACGGGTAAAGCTAATGATAATTTAAAAGACAACTATTCAAAGAATTACATTCTGTTTCAAGAATTATTTGATAAACACTCGACTGATAATCCATTGATGGTATACCAGTTTATTTATGCGTTACTCAATCAAGCTATTTTACTTCCGATTACAGCAGATAATCAGGACACAGCATTAACAATTTTTTCTACGTTAAATGATAGAGGCCTTCCTTTATCTGATGCAGATATTTTTAAGGCTAAGATTTATAATAAACTGGATAATGATGCAAAAAATAATTTTATTGACAAGTGGAAGAATTTAGATGAGCAGGCTTCTGATGCAGATGAAAGTATTCAACAGTTATTCTACTACAATATGTTTTATTATCGTGCGTTGGAGAAAGATACTAAAACTACGACCCCTGGTGTTAGAAAATACTATGCGTTAAATAAATTTGAACGGTTATATAAAGATGATCTGCTTGATACTTTATTTGTAATTTTGAATGTGTGGAAAGTAGCAAATAAAGGAGAAGATATTGAAGGCGAAGCCTGGTCAAAAAATGTTAAGATTAAGCAAACCTTAGACACGTTGAGCTCGTACCCTAACGAATTCTGGAAATATCCAGTTCTTATTTATTATGTATGTCATCGAGATAAGAAAGACTTTGAAATTAAATTTGGTTTGTTCTTAAATAAGTTACTTGTGGAATTGATTACTAAATATCTTATGATACCAACTATCAATGCGGTAAAAACAGATATTCTCAAATTAAATTCTGCAATAATAGCATCTGATACACCAAAATTTGATTTTAAAAATATTGATATGTCACAATTGGAGCCATATATTCAAAAGCCAAATCGTAATACAGTACGTATGTTACTTAAGATACTAGCATATGAACAACAAAATGAACTCTTGCCAGCCCGTTGGGAGATTGAACATATCTTCCCACAAAAATGGCAAGCAAATTATTTCATAGATACACCTGATTCAACAATCAAAGAAACAATAGAGCATATTGGTAATAAATTGCCTTTTGAGAAAAAATTAAATATAGTGGCAGGTAATGGCTATTTTGGCAAAAAGAAAAAGGAATATGCTGCGTCGAAGATTGCTATAACTAATTTGTTAGGAGCTTCTGACATAACTGAGTGGAACATTGAATCTATACTGAAAAGGGATATCCGCATTTCTGATGAAATAATAAAAATTTTGAATCGGTGGAATAATGAATATTTAAACCATTCTACGGATGTAGTTGAGCAGCCAAAGCCTTCAAAGGAAGAGCTGGCACAAATTGCGGAGTTCAAAAAGAAGGGATGGATTTAAAAAGGTTCTCATCAAAAGTGGGTGTTGAGAAAGGTTTTGTTTGATAGTAGTTGCGATACTGTTATTATAAATCTATTTTAGAAACATACCTATATATGTATCCAAGCAGCCTTCGGGCTGCTTTTTTGTTGTGCTAGTGTTATCTTTATATTTTGATGATATCTAAGGCAAAGATATCGACTGTATTGTATCAGTACAAATTATTGACAGCAGTGTACTGTACTGGTACAATACAGCATAGTGAGGTGTGAGATTATGGATAATAGAGAAAAAAGACTTGAAGTATATCGTGAATCGACATCTGATCCTGATATGACATCTGAACAAGAATTCGAATTCTATGAATTAAATGCTATTAGAACAAAAGAAATTTTATTAGAAACGATTAAAGAGACTAAGGAATATATGTGCTCTTACTTGAATGACGACAATAATGATTATCGTAGATCAGACGTATTTTATTCCAAGTTAAGTACATTGTTTGATCAGTTTTACAATGATGTACAATCTAAGTATTTGTTAGAGCCATTAAATGACTGGTGGGGTTATGGAATAGTAGTTAGTGAAAATGGCATTTCTCTCGTTTTGGACCATCTTCTTGTAATATATGATGATTTAATTATTACAAATGATCAATATTCTACTACAGGTGAACTTGTTGAAGACGAAGAATTTGTTTTACATACTACGACAGCTAAACTATTAACCTTGGAGGAATTCGGCAAATCATATAATGTATCAGGCAATACAGTACGGCAGTGGATTAGACGAGGGAAAATAAAAAATGCCCTTAAAGTTGGAAATGATTGGAGAATATCAGAATTATCAGGAGCGGAGATAAGGAAAAGTATTATTATCAATATGTATGAATGGAAGGAAAAATTATCCAATGTTCCTGAGGAAGTTGCTTATATTAATGATTATGAGCATGTTATTATCTCTGGCAACAAGGGAAAATGGCATATAATATTGGGAAAAGAAGATGAAGTGTTAGGGAATAAAACAGTAAAATTGACAATTAAGGAGAAGGAAAAAATAGAGCTATTTTTGATATCTAATCCATTAGTGTCATGTAGCAGTAATTATTGTGGTGAAATAAGACAGCGAAATCCACTTATATATAAGACGCTTGAAAGAAAAGTTATTGAATTGAGTGATGATGATCTGCGAAGAATTAATGAGTTACGCAAAGTAGATGAATTGTCGTGATAGTTTGAGTCGTGTTTTTTTATTGGAAACTGGAAGAATGTAAGATATAATTTTTCAAAAGTGTGGTGTCCGAAGCAAAAAAAGTTCTACTTGCCACGCAACACCACGCAAAAAGATATTGACAAGTACGTTGCCACTATATACAATATGATTACAGGTAGCGATAAGCAACAACACGCAACAAATGTTGCTTATTCTTCAAAAAGAGGGAAAAATATGGTTAATAATAAAAGATATGTTAGGGTCAGAGATGTTGATAAAGCAAAATTGTCTGAGCTTATTGTAAAAGCAAAAGGACCCAGTCGTAGTGTTAGAGCTTTTGCAGAAGAAATAGGAGTTAATCCATCTACTTTGACACGACTTATCAATATGCAAAATAAATCATACAGCAAAGATAGCTTGATTATAGGTATAGCTGAACATGCTGACCCCGCTAGTAACGTAACATTAGAAATGCTTATGGAAGCACATGGAGTTAGAGAAATGACAGATGTTCCAGCTTTAGATTATCGTGCGATGTTTGAGAAACGGATGCGTCAGGTTATCTTAGATGAACTCGTTATTAGAGGTTACACTGTGCAGAATGCTTTAGTTGATGTCCCAATAGGCATGTCAAGATATGATATGGTTTTGGAAACAGATGCTTTAGGTGAATTAGGCAAATGGGCCTTTGAGTTTAAGGCTGTAACCGTCAATTATGCGGGCTTAGGTAGTATAAGAGGTTGGATTAGTAGCATTATGGAGAGTTTTTATGTTAATAATGGCAAGCTTAAGAGAATATCCGTGGTAATCGAAAACAAGGATGTTTTTGAAGACCTAAGAAGATGTTTATGTAATTACTCAATTCCAGATGAGTTTTCGGTACTGTATATTGGTGATAATCAGGTTTTAGATGAATTCATTGTGGAAAAAAATAATGGTGTTCCAGTGTACGTTTTTAAAGATAACAATACTGAAGTAAAAAAAGCGGAAGACACCCGTAGTAAATTGAAGGAGAAATGCTAATGACAGTCAAAATGAGCAAAAAGATGGTACATGAAAGCGGTTTAACAGAAGTAAATCATTTAATTCGGTCAGATCAGGGAGAACCGATTGGTAAACCTTGTGTTGACGCAAATGGAAATATTTGTTTATTTAACAATAAATTTGGGACAATCTCGGTGGAACGCTTAGTTAACGAGTTAACACCAAAATGTTGACAAAAATATAACCTAAGAACTCAAACGCTAAACAAGACGTTAGGGCCAAATACTAGTGATACTAGAATTTGGCCCTTTTATTTTTTAAGACGCGCGAGCCAAAACAACATTATGCAGATGTTGTTTGGGCTCGCTTTTTTAGTGAAACTAATACACAAATGTTAAAGAGGAAGCTTTTACTTATAAGATATTGCAATCAGTCTTTATTCCTTATGAAGACTGATTGGAATGCCTGATAGGGTTCCAAAAAATAATCTAATGCAGTCCAAGTTGGCCATAGGACGGCGGAGAATACATAGCTTTTATTTCACCGCAGTAGGTGAAGTGAAAAAGTGTAAGCTCTACCGTTATTTCCTATGCACTTTTTTAATTCAACGGTCCAGCTTGCAATTGTCATAGCTATATCTTCTCTTTCCGTCCTATCCCCGGACGGAAAGAGAGGCAATCAATGAAAAAGTACATCTATGTAAATGCTGCAAAGGAAAAATTTTATGTAACCGATGAGGAATATCGTGAATTCTACAAGGAAGTCGATGCAAAGCGCAAGCGTGAGCAATACCATCATCGTTGTTACTGCCCCAGGGAGTTTACTTGGCGGTGTGATGCTGATTGCGATATTTGTGAATTCCATCGTAATGGTGATTTTTGTTCCTTGGATAAAACAGATGAAGATGGTTTCTCATTGGTAGAGAATCTCTCATCCGACAGTGACACCGAACAGATTGTGGCTGATTCCTTGCTGTTGCAGGAGCTTTTTGCAAAGCTCCGTGAATTAGATCCAGATGCAGACCAAATACTTCAGCTATGGCAGGATAACCCAAAAATATCAGCCAGAGAGATCGCCCGTCAACTGGGGCGTAAACAGCGGACTTTTGCCGACCAGATAAAACGTTACAGAATTATTTTAGAAAAAATCCGCTCAAAGTGATTCTCAACCTCCAGTGAGTAGTGTAAGGAGGTGAGAGCCATGAAAGACAAGGAGCTGATAGAGGTGCTCTGCTCCATCAGTGAAGTGAGTGCCAGGTTAGCAAGGAACATCATGAAAAGAAAGGAGAAAACGAAAAATGACAGATATTGTGGTAAAACTCAGAGATGCTGCCCAGCTGATTAGCCAGGTAGCAGATGCGTTGGATAAGCCAACCGAGAAACCGGTTACCTTTGTAGAAGTGAGAACTATACTGGCAGAAAAGGCTGGGAGGGGATTTGCTGATGAGGTTAAGGCTCTAATTAAGAAACATAATGCAGAAAAATTATCGGATATTCCGGAGACGGAGTACGCAGATGTGGTCAAAGAAGCGGAGGGGATTGGCAATGCCTAAAGCTCACGCGATTTTATCCGCTTCAGCCGCTGCAAGATGGCTTCACTGCACACCTTCTGTAAGACTCGGTGAGAACTACGAGGATAGAACCAGCGAGTACGCGGCAGAGGGTACTGAAGCACATGCCCTTGGTGAGTATAAGATACTTAAAGCCTTAAAGCGGAAGGCCACCAATCCAACAAAGAAGCTGAAGTTCTTCAGTGAGGAGATGGACAACTGTACTGATGGTTACCGTGATACGGTAATGGAGCTTCTGAATGAGGCAAAGGAAAAATGCCCAGATCCTGAAATCTTTATTGAGCAAAGAGTGGATTTTTCCAATTGGGTACCGGAGGGATTCGGTACAGCCGATGCGCTGATTGTTGCCGACGACATAATCACAATATGTGATTACAAGCACGGCAAGGGCGTTCTGGTGGATGCCACTGATAATGCCCAGCTCAAGTGTTACGCATTAGGGGCTTTAGCCATGTTTGATGGTATCTATGATATTAGTACAGTCAGAATGCTGATTTATCAGCCCCGGCTTTCAAATATCAGTGAGTATGAAATGCCCAAAGATGCTCTATACAAGTGGGCAGAAGAAGAACTCCGCCCAAGAGCCGAGCTGGCCTATAAGGGAGAGGGTGACTTTTCCTGTGGTGAGTGGTGTCGTTTCTGTAAAGTCAGACACGAGTGCCGGGCAAGAGCTGAAGCTAACCTGCTCCTTGCAAAATATGACTTCCAGATGCCGCCTACCCTGAGTGATTCGGAGATAGAGGTTATATTAGAAAAAGTCGATGACCTGGTTTCCTGGGCTAATGATATCAAAGCCTATGCCCTGCAGCTGGCCATAGCTGGAAAAGAGTGGCAGGGTTGGAAACTGGTGGAAGGTCGTTCTAACCGTAAGATTTCAAATGAAGAGGCGGTTATTGAAGCCGTTACAAATTTGGGCAAGGACCCATTTGAAAAGAAACTCCTGGGTATTACAGCCCTTGAGAAACTGCTCGGAAAGAGTAAGTTCAACGAACTTATCGGGCAGTATGTGATAAAGCCACCGGGCAAGCCTACTCTTGTACCGGAAAGTGACAAAAGAGAAGCAATTAATAGTGATTTTAAGGAGGAAAATTAGTTATGGCAAAAGTGAACAATCCTATGAAAGTTATTACTGGAGAGCGTACTCGTTGGAGCTATGCAAATGTATGGGAACCAAAGTCAATCAATGGTGGAGCACCAAAATGCTCTGTAAGCCTTATTATTCCAAAGGATGATACTGAGACAGTTGCTAAGATTGAGGCAGCAATCCAGGCAGCGTATACCGAAGGTGCCGGTAAGCTCAAGGGTAATGGCCGTACAGTTCCTGCACTTACTGCTATCAAGACTCCGCTTCGTGATGGTGACACTGAGCGTCCTGATGATGCTGCTTATGCCAACAGCTATTTTGTTAATGCTAACAGCCCTAATCCACCGGGAATTGTAGATGCATCTTGTCAGCCTATTATCGACCGCAGCGAAGTCTACAGCGGTGTTTATGGCCGTGCCAGCATCAACTTCTATGCGTATAACAAGAATGGCAACAAGGGCATCGCTTGCGGGCTCAACAATCTGCAGAAGATTAAGGATGGCGAGCCTCTTGGTGGTCGTAGCAGTGCAGAGGATGATTTTGCAACTGAGTCCAATGAAGATTTCCTGAGTTGAGGTGTTTTGTATGGAATTTAATGAGTTTGCTAAATACTTTAACATCATGGTCTTAGCATACCTTGTTGGTGCAATGGGCTGGTACTTTGTTTTCAAAGCAATCGGTCGTTTGATGGATAAGTGGCATAAGTGATTATATGAAGGCGGCGGTAGAGGATTATCCTTTACCGCTTTGCTTTATATGGAGGAGCTATATGAATACAATCAGTATCGATTTGGAAACGTATTCTGATGTAGATATTGGAAAATGTGGTGTCTACAAGTATGCGGAGTCCCCCAATTTTGAAATCCTGTTATTTGCTTACTCGGTTGATGGCGGTGGTGTGACTGTCATTGATATCACTAACGGTGAAAAAATCCCAGATGAGATAATTAGTGCCCTGTCAGACCCTAATATTACCAAGTGGGCGTTTAATAGCCAGTTTGAACGCATATGTCTTTCTGAGTACCTACATAGGCACTATTCCTTAGATACGCATTATCTGAGTCCAGCATCATGGAAGTGCTCCATGACATGGTGTGCTTATATGGGCCTTCCTATGTCTCTTGCTGGGGCCGGGGCGATACTTGGACTTGAACAGCAGAAAATTACTGAGGGTAAGGAGCTTATAAGATATTTCTGTGTTCCATGTAAGCCTACCAAGGCCAATGGGGGCCGCACCCGGAACCTGCCGATTCATGATAAGGATAAGTGGGACAGGTTCAAGAAATACAATATCCGCGATGTAGAGGTCGAGATGGCCATACAGGACAGGCTTCAAAAATTCCCGGTACCAGATTTTGTGTGGGAGGAGTTTTGGCTTGATCAACAGATAAACGACAGGGGAATTGCTGTGGATATGGAATTTGCAAAAAATGCAATATCCTTTGATGCCAAGTCCCGTGAAGCTTTGATGGACGAGATTAAGGATATAACTGGTCTTGACAATCCCAACAGTGTTATGCAGCTAAAAGACTGGCTTATTGAGCAGGGGATGGAGGTTACCAGTCTTGATAAAAAGGCTGTAAGTGCAATGCTTCCAGTAGCACCGCCCAATGTACAGAAGGTACTCACTATAAGGAAGAAATTGGCGAAGTCCTCTGTAAAGAAATATCAGGCAATGGAAAATGTGGTATGCAGTGATGGCAGAGCCAGAGGAATGTTTAGGTTTTATGGGGCGAACAGGACTGGCCGTTTCGCGGGGAGGCTGATTCAATTACAGAATCTTCCTCAAAACCACATAAGTGATTTGGCTGAGTCCCGTCAGCTTGTTAAATCCGCCCAATATGAAGCAATGGAGCTGCTCTATGATGATATCCCGGATACGCTCTCCCAGCTTATTCGCACAGCTTTTATACCAATGCCTGGATATAAGTTTATCGTGGCTGACTTTAGTGCCATTGAGGCCAGAGTGCTGGCTTACCTTGCAGGAGAACAGTGGGTGCTGGATACCTTTGCCAAGGGTGAGGATATCTATTGTGCTACAGCTTCAAGGATGTTTCACTGCAATGTCGTAAAGAATGGCGAGAACGGGGAACTCAGGCAGAAAGGCAAACAGGCAACTTTGAGTTGTGGCTACGGAGGCTCAGTAGGTGCTCTCATAGCTATGGGAGCCTTGGAGTCAGGGATGAAGGAAGATGAACTCCAGCCACTTGTGGATGCTTGGAGAAAGGCAAATCCGAACATAGTAAATTTCTGGTGGGCCGTTGATAGGGCTGTGAAAGAAGCTGTCATCCAGCATACCACAACAAGCACACATGGAATTAAGTTTATATGCAAGAGCGGAATGCTCTTTATTGAACTTCCAAGCGGACGCAGGCTGTCCTATGTGAAACCCAGAATGGGAGTCAACAAGTTTGGTAGTGAGTCTGTTACCTACGAGGGTACCAATGGTACCACCAAGAAGTGGGAGAGATTGGAAAGCTATGGCCCTAAATTTGTGGAGAACATTGTTCAGGGGATGAGCCGGGACATTCTGATGTATGCCATGGCGGCATTTAAGGAATACCGCATCGTAGCTCATGTGCATGATGAAATTATAGTGGAGTGCCCTGAAAGTACAGATGTAGAAACCATCTGCCAGCTTATGAGCAAGACCCCTCCTTGGGCGGTTGGACTGCAGCTCAAAGCTGAAGGCTATGAAGGAAAATTTTATAAAAAATAATATGCTCAAAATAGATTTTATTCTCCAGTGATAATTGGGAGGATAAATGCCAAGGCGCTTATCTTCGAGATAGGCGCTTTTTTAGTTCTAAAAATGGCACTTAGTGTCCTTCTACTTTTGAAGGGAGTCTTATCCCAATTATTTACAAGGAGGAATGCTCATGTTTTACGTTAAGGAAAAAATCAATGATGCGGTGGAGGTAACAATCGAAATTGCTGACAATGTGTTCTGTCACTGCCCAAAGTGCGGTGCGGAGGTTGAGGTGGACTTATCTGATTTTATCGGGGATAAGGAATTTGACCTCTATGGCAGTGCAGTTTGCTGCGAGAAGTGTTCCAAGAAGTTCTTCAGGGAGGTAGTGAAATGAGGAAAGTTTATGTCTCAAGCCAACTTAGAGGAAATGTTAAGTCCAATATCTCCAAGGCCCAGTGGTATGCAAGGTTCGTGGCTGAGCGTGGTCATCTGCCAATTACACCGCATATCTATTTCACCCAGTTCCTTCGTGACCATGTCCCGGAGGAACGTGAAATGGCCATGGAGATGAACAGAGAGCTTCTTGAGTGGTGTGATGAGCTGTGGGTATTTGGGGAAGTGATCTCTGAGGGAATGAAGCAGGAGATTGAGTGGGCGAAGGATAAGCCTATTCGCTATTTTACGGAGGAGTTGAAGGAAAAACATGATATTTAACAGGGCGGGCGTTAAATACGCACAGAAAAACTGCAGGTATCCATATAGTGTTGAGGTTACTGATATCGAGGGCATGAAAGAGGTAATTGCCTTTGACCATGTGTGTGCCAACTACACCAATAATTACCGCAGCAAGAATAACTTTATAGAATCTGATGTTATTCCTATGGATATTGATAACGGTGGCACCGATAACCCAGCTATGTGGATGACCCATGAACGCATTATTGAAACTTTCAAGGATTATGATTTCGTACTGGTTCCAAGCCGTAACCACATGAAGGAAAAGGATGGGAAGTCAGCCCGTCCTAAGTGGCATATCTATTTTAGGATTGCCAAGACCAGTTCAGCTGATACCTATGAATCTTTAAAGAAGAGACTACAAAAGATGTATCCGTTTTTTGACCCCGAGGCTCTTGGGGCTGCGAGGTTCATTTATGCAACTGAGTCTGATGACATTTATTGGAATAAAGGCAACATGACCATTGACCAGATATTCAATGATGCCGATTTCGACTCGGTGCGTGAGGGTTCCCGTAACAGCTCGCTTTCCAGAAAAGCTGCCAGTATTCTTAAACGCTACGGTGACACAGACGAGGCGAGGGCTTTATTCCTCAAGGCAAATGACGAGTGTGTTCCGCCCCTGGAAAAGGATGAACTCAGGACCATTTGGAGAAGTGCCATAAAGTTTTATAACGAGAAGGTATTAACAGACCCATCCTACATTCCCCCGGAAAAATATGATGACACTGAGTGGGATGACCCTATTCCTTTTGAGGAATATATTATGCCACCATTTCCGGTTGATGCACTGCCAAAGCCAATAGCAGACTATGTGCTGGCAGTATCGGAGAGTACGCAGACACCTCTTGATATGGCAGGTGTTCTGGCACTTCCCGCAATCGCTGTGTGCATACAGGGAAAATACTCTATTGCAGGCAAATCTGACTGGATTGAACCACTTAACATTTATGCGCTTGAGGTAGCACAGCCATCTGAGCGAAAGTCGGCGGTAATAAAGCTTATGTGTAATGCCATCTGCCTTTACGAGATTGAGTACAACAGAGTTCATGCGGCTACAGTGGAAAAGAACAAGTCCCGTTTGAGAATGTTGCAGAAACAGCAGAAATCCGTAGAGGACAGAATTGCTATGGGCAAAGCTACCATGGATGAACTGGAGAATGTAACCGAGGAGATTGCCAGCTTCAAGGAAATCAATCCACTGCAGCTTTATGTAGATGATGTTACGACTGAAAAGCTGGTATCCATTTTGGCCAAAAACGATGGCCATGCAGCCATCATATCAAGTGAGGGCGGCATTTTTGACACCTTGGCTGGCATCTATACAAAGACCGTAAATATTGATGTCATGCTGAAAGCATACTCCGGGGACACTATAAAGGTTGACCGCGTGGGCAGGGACAGTGAGTATGTCCTTAACCCGGCTCTTACAGTGATGCTGATGGCGCAGCCAAGTGTGGCATCGCAGGTGTTAGGCAATAAGAATTTCCAGGGACGTGGCCTTACGGCCAGATTCCTTTATTGCATCCCAAGTTCAAAGCTGGGGGAGAGAAACATAAACAGCAAGTCTGTACCAGAGGCCGTTAAAGCAAGATACGAAACACTCATAACCAATATGCTGGATGACCCTTACGGCAATAAAGTCATTACACTTTCTGATGCCGCGAGGGAGTTGTTCTATCAGTTTTCTATGAACATTGAAGCTGACCTTCTCAAGGAATATAACGAGTTTTCAGCATGGGTAGGTAAACTGGGCGGCACCACATTAAGAATAGCCGGTCTCCTTTGCAGGGCAGAGAAGTATGTCTGCCATGACTTTTGTGAACAGTATGAAGGTGATCAGGTTGATGAGGATGTGCCATTGGTGGTAAGCAAAGCCACTATGAGTAGAGCAATCAGACTGGCCAACTATTTTCTTGTACACGCAAGGGTGGCTTTTTCAGCAATGCCTGAAGAACAGATTAGGGAGCAGGCAAAAGTAATACTGGACAAGATTCGTGAAAAGCATCTTGACCGTTTTACCCGCAGGGATATGATGCGTTACTGTTCCAGATTTAAGCGTACAGAGGTCATCCAGCCAATTCTGAATTTCCTTGATGATTACGGATATATTCGCCAGGAACCAATAACAGTCAAGTATTATGGTCGTCCACCATTGCCGTCTTATTTAGTCAACCCTAAGGTGTGACAATGGGCTTGTGTCAGTTTTTGTCTGGCTTGTGCAAGGCATGATTTTGACACTTCATACCGCATCAATTCTGTGATGTCTGATTATTGTCATTTTGTCGCTTATAGAGAATATAAAAACCCTTTTTTAAATATATATATATTTACTAATTTTCTAGATATTAAGATATCGGAAAATTTATATATTCGCTGGACTATGGGTGCCAAAATGACTAAATCAGGCTTTAAAACACTGATGTCGGAGCTTAAGGCCACTTTTTTGAAAACAAGACAGCCTTTGACAGAAGCCTGTTTTTTCGTGACAAAACTATAAATTGAGGTGATTTAGGTGCTTGAGAAGCAGATTGAACGAAAACTTTGTGATGAAGTTAAGAATAGAAATGGTATGTGCTTAAAGCAGACTGGACTGGCTGGTATTCCAGACAGACTGGTGCTTCTCCCAAATGGCAAGTGTGCCTTTGTGGAGCTTAAGGCTCCTGGGGAAAAACCAAGAAAACTGCAGCAGATGAGAATGAAACAGCTTAAAAAGCTGGGGTTTAAATGCTTCGTGATTGATGGAATGGAGCAGATTAAGCCGATGCTGGAGGTGATAGCCGATGGAGTTTAAACCGCATGGCTATCAGCAATATGCCATCGACTTTGTGGAAAACAATGAAATATCCTGTCTGCTGCTTGATATGGGCTTGGGCAAGACAGCAATAACCCTCACAGCATTAAAGGATTTGCTGGGTAAAGGAATAGTGAAGCGTGTTCTTGTTATCGCACCACTGAGAGTTGCACGAGATACATGGTCAGCTGAGATAAAGAAATGGGATCATATACGTGGGCTCCGACACACTGTTGCTGTTGGCAGCACCAAGGAAAGACTGGCAGCTATTAATGACAGCTCAGCCCAGATAGTTATCATCAACAGGGAGAATGTTGATTGGCTGGTAAAACACTGTGATTGGAACTTTGATATGGTGGTCATAGATGAGTTGAGTTCATTTAAGAACCATGCGGCATGAGCCTGTGCTTTATGCCTTTAAGGATACAGCCAAGCATAAATTCTATGGCGACCGCAAGCAGACCACAGTCTGGGAATTTGATAAGCCAACGAAATCAAAGCTTCATCCGACACAGAAACCACTGCCGTTGATAGCTTATCCGATGCAGAACTCCTGCCAGGAGAACGGTATAGTGCTTGACCTGTTTGGTGGCAGCGGTTCCACCATGATGGCAGCAGCACAGCTGAACAGAAAAGCCTATCTTATGGAACTCGATCCCAAATATGCATCTGCCATTGTCAGAAGATTTGTTGCAAGCTACGGAACAGATGATGTGCGGGTAATCAGGGATGGTGAGGAGCTACCTTGCAGTGATGTGTACATTCCAACGGAGGAGGAACTTGAATATAAGGAGTCCTCGGTAACGGATAAACAGAAAGGCTCACATTCAGCCTGACTGGTCCGGGCCACTTTAGTTCACTAAAGTATAAGTATACTTTAGATTTGACCGGGGCGAATACTTTAGTATGGCAAACTTGGGAAGTTTAGAAGTCTGAGTATACTGTATATCTCGACAGTACAAAGGAAAGCCCCCGAAGGGGCCAAAGGCTGCGGCTTTTCAGCCGCGGGTGAAAATGTAGGCAGGTTCCTGTGCGTAGCCTTCTTCAAAAGCCTTCTTGTAGGTGTTTACCAAGGTCATTCCCGTTACTTTCCAGCCTGCCTTGCAAAATTCGAAGGCTGTTTCGTTGGCACTGCTCCATCTTGAGCTGAAGGTAAATTCCTTGATTCCTGCATCCTCAAGGCCCTTTAAAAGCATCGGAATGTCTTTTTCCCAAATGCAGTTCTCGTCAATGTCGAGGCGGCTGTTTTCCCTTTCCTGGCTTGTTTCGTAAAGGCTGAACACCCAGGCGAAGCCTTCGCCGCGTTCCTTGATTCTTGCATCAAGGTCTTTGTACTCGGCTTTGAGCTGGTTCTTTTCTTTCTCGGTGGCGGCCTCGTTGAAGCGGTTTCTCAGGTCCTTGAGTTCGTTGTAAAAATCCTTAATCATGTTGTTTTCCTCCTTTGGTTGTGTGCTTTTCTTTTGGTACTGTATATATCACTCTAAAGCACATAAATAGCAAGTAATATGTGCAAAATAAATAATTATTATTTATCGAAAAACAGCTTGATATAAATGTCGTTTAGAGCAATCATACACATACCAAAATAAACACCACCAAAAAGGAGGAAACAAGAAATGAAGATTCATTACGACAGAACAGGCGCACAGCGCAAGGAAATGGTGAAGGTGATCAGCAAGGTTACCGGGGAAAAGGCAAAGTACCTTGGAATGCCAAGTTGCGCCTACCAGATTGGCCAATTCCACTTGGACAAGGAAGGAATTTTGGAATTTGACGAAGTAGGGGATAACGAAATCGCCAAGAAGGTAGTTGACGGACTCCTCGAAGCCGGGTTCGCCGGGGGAAAGAACGAGAACATCGGAAAGGTGCTGGAGCAGCTTGACGGGGCAGACAGCCCACAGGAGGCCCACAGCGAAGAGATAGAGGAGGATACAATGGAACTTACCATTTCGATTCCATACGAGGGATTTGATGAGATTTCCCTTCAGAATTTGGATAACCTTGTAAAGGCAAAGGGGAGCCTGATCAAGAAGGCCCTTGGGGTTGATGAACTTCCAATAAAAGTACAAGGCGAGGAGATAAAATTCCCTTGGTTTAAAACCACATTGGATAATGATGAAACGGTAATTTACACCACCTTTATTTCAAAACTGGCAGAAATGGCAAAGACCCAGAAACGGATAAACGCCAAAGAAAAAGAAGTAACAAATGAGAAATACGCGTTCAGATGTTTTCTTCTGAGGCTTGGATTGATCGGGAATGGCTACAAGCCTCACAGAAAACTCCTCCTGAGCAGACTTGAAGGCTCCAGTGCATTCAAGTCTGGCAAGCCGGAGTAAAGCAACAAGGGCTGCCCTTCGGGGTGGCCTTTTGTATACTTTCAAAATCGCTTGATAATAATGTGCTTTGGAGTGATGTATGTAAGTGCCAGAAGGCAATACAACACTTAAGGAGGATTTTGAAAATGAGAATGCCAAGAAGAGAAGTAATTGAAGCCTTAAGAAAACGCTACCCGCAGGGGAGTCGGGTGGAACTGGACTCCATGGACGATCCACAGGCCCCGCCACAGGGCACCAGGGGCACCGTGTTGGGGGTTGATGACATCGGTAGCATCATGGTTGCCTGGGACAACGGTAGCGGACTTCATGTGGTCTACGGTGAAGACAGCTGCCATTTGGTAGAGGAGGACTGAGCATGACCGAAGAAATCAAAAGCCAGATACTGGCCATCAGGCAGACCGGGGTAACAAACATGTTCGACATCATAAAGGTGAAGGAAATCGCGGAACTTATGGAATTTACCGAGCTGGCGGAGTTCCTTCCTGAAAACAAGGCCGAGTATGTGAATTTCATTCTTACCGGCAAATAAAAACAGCCCGCTTCGGCGGGCATTTCCTCTCGAAAAGCCAGCAATACCAAGGCTTTAAGTATACACATAATCTTTCTGTAAATAACTTGCTATTAGAACACACGTATGGCAATATACACACAACAAAAGAAAAGCAAGGCAAAAAGCAGAAAGGATGACAAAACATGATGGATTTAAGAGCACAGACCTTTGGGGTAGAAATTGAGATGACAGGGATTACGAGAAGCAAGGCAGCAAAGACAATCGCAGCCTACTTCGGAAAAGAAAGCACCCACTACGGCGGAACCTACGACACCTACCAGGCCGGGGACAGCAAGGGCAGAACTTGGAAGGCCATGAGCGACTCAAGCATCAAGGCAGAAAAGAAAAACGGCGGCCGGGCAAGCGACCTATACAAAACAGAGGTTGTAACCCCAATCCTCAGATACGAGGACATTGAAGACCTGCAGGAAGTTTTGAGAAGGCTCAGAAAGGCAGGGGCCATTGTAAACGAAAGCACAGGAATTCACATCCACATCGGAGCCGAGAATTTCACCCCAGCCACCCTTTGCAACCTTTTGAAGAACATCAGAAGCAAGGAGGACATCCTTTACAAAGCCATCCAGGTAAAGAATTCCAGAGTATACTATTGCAAGAAAACAAACCAAGCCCTGATTGAAATGATTGAAAAGCACCGCCCAACAACAAGGGAAAAGCTGGCCGACCTTTGGTACCAAGAAGCACCTTACGGAAGGGACCGCCATTACAACGAGAGCAGATACCACGGCCTTAACCTTCACGCCTACTTCACCAAGGGAACGGTTGAGTTCAGGCTTTTCAACAGCACCCTCCACGCAGGGGAGCTCAAAGCCTACATACAGTTTTGCCTGGCGGTTACCGCAAAGGCAATAAACACCTCCAAAGCATCCAGCAAGCCAAGCATAAGCGACAACGAAAAATACACCTTCAGATGCTGGCTCCTCCGCCTTGGCCTTAACGGTGACGAGTTCAAGACCTGCCGCCACCACCTTTTGAAGAACCTTGAAGGAAACTCAGCATGGAGACGCCTTTCCTAAAGGAAATCACACACCAGCCCCTTCGGGGGCCTTGGGGTGGTAGAAGCCGATAGTGATTTCTTTTAGGAAGGGAGTTTTCAAAAATGAAAAAATCAATTTATTTAGCCTACGGAAGTAACATGAGCCTCCAGCAGATGTACCATCGTTGCCCTGATGCCGAGCCAATCGGCAAAGGTTTTATAAAAGGGTGGAGGCTGATGTTCAAGGGTTCCCAAAGCGGGAATTACGCCACAATTGAAAAAGAGGAAGGCTGCACGGTTCCAGTGGTAGCCTGGGCCATAAGCGAACTGGATGAGGAGCGCCTCGACCGTTACGAAGGCTGGCCTAGCTTTTACGTCAAGGAAACCGTTGAGTTTGAGTATATCGGGGATCGCCCAGGAAGAAGGGTAAAAGGCGAAGGAATGGTGTACATTATGCCGCCGGATAATTCCACCCTCGGACTTCCAAGCCAAAGGTACTTTGATGTTTTAGTTGAAGGTTACCACCGCTTTGGGCTGGACCTAAAAATCCTTTATGAAGCCTTGGATTACAGCAAATAATAAAGCAGAATAAATGTACTAAATAACTTGCTATTCCTCCGCACCAGAGCTAATATACACACAACCAAAGGAAAAGGAGGAACAAGAAAATGACAAGGTTTCAAAAAGATCAGCAGGCGATTTTGGAAGGCAACAGCCGCGAGGTGATGGCCGGGAGAAAAGAGGAGCTCAAAAAGTTAGAGAAAGAACTCAGGGAATGCCGCAACGGGTTCAGGGCCCAGTGCCTTAGGCAGGAAATTGAACGCCGGCAGAGAGAATACCGCGAACTTGACGAGATGATTTGAAGGGAGGAAAAAGCAATGTGGGACAAGGGTACACTTGAAATCGATGGAACCAAGATAGAGTATTGGGTAAAGCATTATGAGAAAGGCTCCGAATTCGGAATCGATGAGGGCAGGATTTCCAAGCTGGACTGCCGGGTAGACGGGGAGAGAATTTTGAATTACGACCGGGGGTGGGATCTTGAACCACAGACGGAACTTGCCATCAAGGCACTTGAAATTCTCAAAAGCAGATTTAACTGAAAACAAATGAAAACAGCCCATTCAGGGTTGTTTTCTCGTAGTGAAGTATACAAAACTTATGTACTAAATAACTTGCTATACCTCCGAAGCAGAGCTAATATGTACACAACCAAAGGGGAACAGCCCCAAAATAAAAGGAGGAATAAGAAAATGGAAAAGCAGGAAATTTTGGAAGAAATCAAATTGGCAACCGAGGAAGTAGCATTGATCCTTTGGGACGGACCACGCCTCAGCAACCAGAAGGCGGTTTTGGAAAACATCGACAAAGCCTTGATGAAGGGCTGGGACACAATACCACCTAAGGACTTGCAGCTCGCCTTGGCACAGGGGTTGATGTCAGCCGCCACAATCCTGACGACCATGGAAAACAGCGAGGATTAAAACAAAAAAGCCGGAAGGCCCTCTTCGGAGGCCTTTTGGTCGTAGCGAAAATTATTACCATACAATAAGAATACCATTTGTTATGGTATGGTAATAACTTTCGCCCGATGACTACTGAGCACAGTATACTCTGTGTGTTGGATTTGAAAGTTTTACTATACTAAAGTATCGGCCCCGATGGGGGCTTATTTTATTGGGGGAATTAGATGGAAGGTTATAAACCTACAAAATTCAAACTGGATACATCCCACTACGACAAAGGGCAGGCTGACTTTGCGGTAGGATTTATTGAGTGCCTTTGCCACACAAAGGGCAGGTGGGCCGGTAAGCCTTTTAAGTTGCTCCCTTGGCAGGAACAGATTATAAGGGATATTTTTGGAACTGTTAAGGAAGATGGCCACAGGCAGTTTACCACAGCCTATATTGAAATACCAAAGAAGAATGGAAAGTCAGAACTTGCGGCTGCCGTTGCACTTTATCTTTTGTTTGCTGATGGTGAGGCAGCCCCGGAGGTTTATGGAGCTGCAGCTGACCGCCAGCAGGCAGCCATTGTGTTTGATGTGGCCAACCAGATGGTTAAGCTGACACCGGCATTGGCGAAACGGTCAAAGAGCCTTGGAGCCAATAAACGTATTGTGTCCCATCTGAATAATGGATTTTATCAAGTGCTTTCTGCAGAGGTAGGGACCAAGCATGGCCTGAATGTTTCAGGGCTGGTGCTCGATGAGGTACATACCCAGCCAAACAGAAAGCTCTACGATGTTCTTACCAAAGGTTCTGGTGATGCCAGAGAACAGCCCCTGTACTTCCTCATAACCACAGCCGGTAACGACACCAACTCCATTTGTTACGAGCTTCACCAAAAGGCATTGGATATTATTGAGGGGCGGAAGTTTGACCCAACATTTTATCCAGTTATCTACGGTGCTGCAGAATCCGAGGACTGGACGAGCCCGGAAGTGTGGAAGAAGGCCAACCCTTCCCTTGGTGAAACAATCACAATAGATAAGGTGGTGGCGGCCTGTGAGTCAGCCAAGCAAAACCCGGCAGAGGAGAACGCCTTCAGGCAGCTTCGCCTAAACCAATGGGTAAAGCAGGCTGTCAGATGGATGCCGATGGATAAATGGGATAAATGTGCTTTTACGGTCAATGAGGATGAACTGGAAGGTCGTGTCTGCTATGGAGGTCTTGACCTTTCTAGCACCACAGATATTACAGCCTTTGTGCTGGTGTTCCCGCCACTTGATGAGGAGGATAAATACTACGTTCTCCCTTATTTTTGGATTCCGGAGGACAATGTTGACCTTAGGGTAAGGCGCGATCATGTGCCTTATGATGTGTGGGAGACGCAGGGGACGCTTCTTACAACTGAAGGAAATGTGGTCCATTACGGATATATTGAGCAGTTTATCGAGAAGCTGAATGAAAGGTTCAATATCCGGGAAATTGCCTATGACCGCTGGGGAGCTGTGCAGATGGTGCAGAATCTTGAGGGTATGGGTTTTACTGTGGTTCCGTTTGGGCAGGGCTTTAAGGATATGAACCCACCAACCAAGGAACTGATGAAACTTACCCTGGAGCAGAAAATAGCCCATGGTGGGCATCCGGTTCTTAGGTGGATGATGGATAATATCTTCATAAAGACAGACCCGGCCGGGAACATAAAACCGGACAAAGAAAAATCCACAGAGAAGATTGACGGTGTTGTGGCCACGATAATGGCCCTTGACCGAGCAATCCGCTGTGGATTGGATAACGGTGAAAGTGTGTATGATGAGCGGGGAATTCTCCTTATTTAGCTCTTATCATTCATAAATTTTGTATGGATTTCTTTTATTGATTTTTTAAATGCATTAAAGCATGCACGTGACTCATCATTTAAGGCTTTGTCCTTATTGGTAGAGACATAGTTGGCAATAAGTCTGTTCTTACCAACAAGGTATCCTTTCAACTCTACGGTAGTTTCGCACATTTGGCCTGTACCATAGAGTCCGGCACGGTATATTCGATTTTTTGGCTCTTTGGCATAGATAAAAAGAATTTCATCATATTTGCTACTATTTACATATTCCATTAGGTCATTTGTGGTCGGCATAGGCTCGTCCAGGAAGCCTTTATTGAACCAGAAAGCCTGATAGTTTGCTTGTTCATCGGCGCCAACATGGATCTTTAATAGTTTGCTTCTATCGCTTTGGAATAAAGTGCTTACTTCGGATAAAAATTTGTCTTCACTGTATTCGGATGCACCAAATACAACTACTCCTACATTATTCTGGTATGCAAAGGCAGTGCTTCCTAAACTGACCATCATAACCAGAAATAAAATCAGCTTCTTAATCATAACCATCCCTCCTTAGACAGGAATATTACAATTTTATTTTATACCATCAAAATTAAAAAACGATGAGGAGGTTTCAGCCTATGAATCTATTTTCTAAATTGTTTCGCTCAAGGGATAAGCCAAAGGATTATTTATCAGTCCATTGGCCTTTTTTATTTGGCAGCACTACCGCAGGGAGAAATGTCAATGAACGGACATCCATGCAGGTTACGGCAGTGTATGCTTGCGTCAGAATACTCTCCGAAGCAATAGCCAGTCTGCCACTTAATGTGTACCAGTACGGGGCGGAGGGCAGTAAGGAAAAGCTCTACAGCCACCCGCTATATCATCTCCTGCATGATGAGCCAAATCCTGAGATGACCAGCTTTATCTTTAGGGAAACCATGATGAGCCATTTGCTTCTCTGGGGAAATGCCTATGCCCAGATTATAAGGAATGGCAAAGGTGAGGTGGTCGGCCTTTATCCGCTTCTTCCAAACAAAATGGATGTAAGCCGTAACAAGGCTGGGCGGCTGATATACACCTACAGACGCAATTCTGATGAGGCTGGTTCGAAGAAGGATGAAGAGGTCGTTCTTAAACGAGAGGATGTGCTTCATATTCCGGGCCTTGGATTTGATGGCCTTATAGGATACAGCCCTATTGCCATGGCCAAGAATGCCATAGGTATGGCAATAGCCACAGAGGAATACGGGGCTACTTTCTTTGCCAATGGTGCCACACCGGGAGGAATTCTTGAACATCCGGGAGTTGTAAAAGACCCTGAGAAACTCCGCCAGAGCTGGAAGTCGCAGTTTACTGGGAAAAACAGCCATAGCGTTGCTGTGCTGGAGGAAGGCATGACCTTCAAACAGATGGCCATACCACCTAATGAAGCACAGTTCCTTGAAACCAGAAAATTTCAAATCAATGAGATAGCTCGAATTTTCAGAGTACCGCCACACATGGTAGGGGATCTTGAAAAGTCGAGCTTTTCTAATATTGAGCAGCAGTCCTTGGATTTCGTGATGTACACCCTTAATCCTTGGATAGTTCGCTGGGAACAAGCAATGCAGCAGGCACTGTTGCTGCCATCGGAAAAGAGCCAGCTGTTCTTTAGGTTCAATGTTGATGGCCTTCTTCGTGGGGACTATCAGAGCCGGATGAATGGCTATGCTGTGGCAAGGCAGAATGGCTGGATGTCAGCAAATGACATAAGGGAGCTGGAGAATATGAATCCAATCCCTGATGAGGAAGGAGGCAACCTGTACCTTATCAACGGAAATCTTACAAAGTTAAAAGACGCGGGCCTTTTTGCCAAGCCTGCTGAAAGGAATGATTTAGATGAGTCGTAAATTTTGGAATTGGGTGAGGAATGATAACGATGAAAGAATACTTATGCTCAATGGTGAAATCTCTGACCAGACTTGGTTCGGGGATGAAGTCACACCTCAGGAATTTAGAAACGAGCTTAACAGTTGCCAGGGTAAAGTCACTGTTTGGATTAATTCTCCTGGCGGGGATTGTTTTGCTGCTGCACAGATATATAACATGCTCATGGAATACCCAGGATGCGTTGATGTTCACATTGATGGCATTGCTGCTTCAGCAGCTTCGGTAATCGCAATGGCTGGAAGTCATGTAGCCATATCCCCAGTTGGCATGATGATGATTCATAATCCTGCAACCGTCTCCATCGGGGATGAGCGGGAAATGAAGAAAGCAATAGAGATGCTTTCCGAGGTAAAGGAGTCCATCATCAATGCCTACGAGTTAAAGACCGGGCTTCCAAGAAAGCAGCTGTCCAACATGATGAATGCCGAGTCTTGGTTCAATGCCAAAAAGGCTGTGGAGCTTGGATTTGCTGACAGCATTCTTTATGACACCGATGAGGATGATGAGCCGGAGGCCATGATTTTTTCAAGGGCTGCGGTGACCAATTCATTCTTGGATAAATTTAAAGTTGCCAAAAAGGTAGCAGATAATCGTATTGACGCTTCTGAACTTCAGAAGCGTTTAGCTATTTTAGGAGGAATGTAAAATGGATAAGATTAATGAACTGATTGAAAAACGTGCTAAGCTCTGGGAGGAGGCCAAGAACTTCCTTGATACCCATACTGATGAGGATGGCAAGCTCTCTGCTGAAGATGCCGCCACCTATGAGAAGATGGAGTCTGATGTGGTGGATATGAAAAAGTCCATCGACCGTCTGCAGCGTCAGGCGGTTATTGACCGTGAGCTTAATAAGCCAACCAGCAAGCCTATAATCAATGAGCCTACCGCTGGTAAGCCTTTAAACATTCGTGCAACTGATGAGTATAAGCAGGGAATGCTTACAGCCATGCGTACACGTTTCCGTACTATCAGTGATGTGCTTCAGGAAGGTAATGATCAGCAGGGTGGCTATCTGGTACCAGAAGAGTACGACAAGCGTCTCATTGATGTGCTGACTGAGGAAAATATCATGCGCAGTCTTGCTACCAAGATTACAACTTCCGGCGAGCATAAGATTAACATCGCAGCCACCAAGCCTGCGGCTGCGTGGATTGAAGAGGGCGAGGCACTTACCTTTGGTGATGCAACCTTTGACCAGATTGTGATGGATGCCTATAAGCTCCATGTAGCTATCAAGATTACTGAGGAGCTTCTCTACGATAACGCCTTTAACCTTGAAAGCTACATTATTGACCAGTTCGGTAAGGCACTGGCCAATGCCGAGGAGGAGGCCTTCCTGAATGGTGATGGCAAGGGTAAGCCTGCTGGTATCTTCGATGCTGAAAAAGGTGGCCAGGTTAATACCACTACCTCCGGCAACACCATCAGCGCAGATGATATCATCACCCTCATTTACAACCTCAAGCGTCCATATCGTAAGAGTGCCGCATTTATTACCAACGACAAGACCCTGGCTTCTATTCGTAAGCTGAAGGACAACAATGGTGTGTATATGTGGCAGCCAGCCCTTACTGCAGGGGAGCCTGATCGCCTTATGGGTTATGCAGTACACACTTCCCAGTTTGCACCAGAGAGTGCAACTGGAAAGCCTGTCATGGCCTTCGGTGATTTCTCCTACTACAACATCGGTGACCGTGGCTCTCGTTCCATGCAGGAACTGAAGGAACTCTTTGCCGGCAATGGTATGGTAGGTTATGTGATGAAGGAGCGTGTCGATGGGCGCCTTATTCTCCCTGAGGCAGTTCAGATTATGAAGATGAAGGGTACTGCAGCTAACCCTTGATAGAGGTGAGGTAAATGCTGGTTACTCTTGAGGAAACCAAACAGTATCTTAGGATTGATGGCGACTACGATGATGAGCTGATTACTGGTCTTATGGCCACAGCAAATGATCTATGCTTGGCAATCTTAAGGCAGGAAGAGTCGGAATTGGACAAGGATAATCCTCGTCTGAAGACGGCTATTTTTTATGCGGTGACTTATCTTTATGAGCACCGTGATGAAGCAGATCATAGAGGGTTAGCATTAACCCTCCGTGACCTACTGTCCGGACTCCGCAAGGAGGGCTTCTGATGAAGGTAGGGAAAATGCGTTATCGTATAACACTTCAAATTCCAACTGATGAAACAGATATGTATGCCAATCCCAAGGATGAGTGGACTGATTTTAAGGAAGTCTGGGCGGATATAGTTCCTGTAAGCGGCAGAGAATACTTTGCCGCTGAGCAGGCTATGTCTGAAACACAGTTTAAAATCTATATCCGTTATCTTGATGGAGTAACACAGAAAATGCGTGTACTGCATGGTGATGTGGCTTATGAAATCCTGACTGTGCTGGGGGATAAAAGAAGCGGAATGCTTACTCTTATGGTGAAGGTGATAGTATGAGTTCTTTATCCGATGTTTTTCAGGATATTGGTGAAAAAGCAACCAAGGCTGCGAAAGAGGCACTCAGTAATGGGGCGGATATGGTAGTAAATGATGCAAAAACCAGATGTCCGGTGAGAACTGGAGCCCTTAAGGAATCCATTCATAAAGTGGTTTTGCGGGGCGGAACTAAAATAAAGGTTGTGGCAGATGCCACTAATGATAATGGCGTACCTTATGGTAGGTTTGTTGAGTTCTCGCCTATGATAAATGAACCATTTTTGTATCCGGCGTTGGATGCTTTGCGAAACACCATAAGGGAAAATATAGCCAAAGCTGTGCAGGAAAGCCTAAAGAGGTGAGAGCATGATTGAAAAAATTGTTGAGGCACTAAGGACAGATATCCTTCTGGGAGTGAAGGGAATCTATCATCAGCTTAGCCCTCACGGATGTAAATATCCAAATATTGTCTATAAGGTAATATCTGATGTCCCAGCCCTTCATGGGGACAACGTGGAGCTTCAGTCCAGGGTGACTGTAAGAATACATATCATAACCAAGGACGGGAACTATCACAATATTTATAGACGGGTAAACAGAACAATGACTGACCTCGGATTTATGCGGGTTCAGGCAGTAGATATGATTGAAGATGGCCTTAAAATGAAGGTCATAGATTACAGAACAGGAGTTGATGCATTATGACAGCACCACAGACGGGGATTACCAATTCTCCTTTTATCGGGCTTAAAGGATTTCATGTAGCAAAGCTCATTGATGACCCCAAAGACGGTACCCCAACCTATGAGGAGATTCTTTCCATTCCTCATATCCGGCAGGTGAGCATTAAACCACAGAATTCATCTGCAACACTTTATGCAGATAACCAGGCAGTGGATACAGCTAACACAACCAGCGAGTATGAGCTGACCGTGGATATTGCCACACTTCCTCTGGAGTACAAGGCATATCTTTTAGGACATGAAATTAAGGATGGCGTGATGACCGCCAGCAAAGATGATGTTTCGCCATACTTTGCTGTGATGTTTGAATCCACCAAGAAGAATGGAAAGAAGAGGTTCTGCAAGTTCTTCAAGGTTCAGTTTAATGAGCCAGATGAGAACCCACAGACCAAGGCAGAGAATATCAGCTACAACACACCAACCCTCGGTGCCAAGGCTATTTATCGTACTGCCGATGGTCTTTCCTACCGTCAGGCTGATGAGGAAGCTAACGGTTTTACTGTTGAAGCTGCCGCTGCGTGGTATGCGGAGGTGTAATGTATGGATACGCCATTTATCATAATCAACGGAGAAAAAATTGAACCCGCTGCACCCAAGATGAAGGTGTGGCGGGCTTTTTTGAAGTCTGCGGACAGGGACAGAAGCAAGGAACAGCTGGATGATTTTTTGAAAGAGCAGATTGACCTTATTGTACTTGCCTTCGGTAAGCCTGATGTGGTCAATGAAAGCACCATTGATGAAAATATGGAAATTGCCGATGTGGTGCCTCTGGTAAGAAAACTCTTCAAGTGGATTCAGGTAATGACCTTTGAGAAACTTGCCAAGGCCCCAAATGCAGAAACGGAGACAGCCCAATAGAGCTGTCTCCGTATGAACACATATTAAGTTATTATGAAAGGCTCCAGTCAGCCTATGGATGGACAGTTGCCGAGATAGATGAAACAGATATGGACGTGCTTTTGGAGCAGATGGTGATAATCGCCAAGAAGAATTATAAGCCAGCATATATTGAAGATGTGATGGGATAATTATTCTTCTTTTTCAATAACTACCGCATTCCCATTTGCTGTTACACAAAATACGTAAGGCAGATATAATGTACCACCGCCTGCACTTGCAGTTTCAGGATCCATAGTTATGTAGTCGAAATCAACACCGATTACAGCATTGCAGCCTAAATCGTAGGCAGCTTCTTTTAATTCTTGAAGTGCTCTTCTTCGTATCTGTCTCAAAGCCTTTGATAATTCTTCACCTACATCAGCAGTGGTGTCAAACAGATACCCTCCTTGGCCACGTGGAATTTGGATAACATCATCACCAGAGATGTAGCCAGAGTATTTTACAATTTTGTATCCTTCAAAATTAAACCCGGAGCTAATGAGCATTTGAGCAAGTGCCTGTTGTTTTGCGTTTTCCTGCTCCTGCATTCTTCTAGCCTCATCTGCGCGTGCGGTTAGAACATTTTGATATCTAGTTATCCATTCCTCTAAACCATCTGGAAGAAACTTATCTCCAAAGAATCCTTCTGATTCCCATCTAATATTGTTTCTACGCAAGAATTCATCAAAATCATTCATGTTAAAATTATATCTTTTGGATATTTCTTTTCTGGTAATCATAAATAATCCCCCTTATAAATATCTCATGGCCTCTTTATTGCCTGGATCGATATCCAAGATAAGATTTGCATATTTCCTGGCATTGTGTGGTTCTAACTTACATTTTTGAAGCAGGGTTGAAATTTCATCTTCCATGAAAGTGCCCTTAGTATTAACTTCAAGTTTGTACTTCACACCACAGTAGGCACATTCTTGATATCCATCTCTTTTGATAAATTCAGATGCTCCACAGCTAGTACATATTAGTGATTTCATTTTATTCTCCTGTACATTCTACTAAAAGATTTTTTAAAAAAATAATTCGACAATAATTAAATAAATCCTGTTAAAAATAAAGGAAGTGGGATAATGGCCAAGGGGCAGGAAATTGAAGAACTTTATATCAGTCTTGGGCTTAACATAAATGACCTGAAACTTGGCTTTGATACTGCCGGGAAAACAGTCAATCAGGCCATCACTAAGCTCAATAACCAAAATAAGAAAATCCAGCTCAAGACAGATGTGGATTTGTCAAAGCTGACAGGTGTTGGCTCTGAGCTGGATAAGATAAAACTGAAATATGAGGCCATCAATAAACAGCTGGATATTCAAAGGCAGAAGGAAGCTATCCTGCAGGCCCAGTATCAGCGGTCGGTAAAGGACCATGGACTTGGTCATGGCATCACCCAAAGGGCTGAGATGAACCTTCTCTATCAGCAGAAAAACATCGCTGGTCTTGAGGCACAGCTAAGAACCCTTGGTAATTCCTTAAATGCCATACCACCTAAGTCCAACAGGGCTTTTAGCTCCATATCCAAAGGAGCGGGAATGGCAAGAACTGGAATCGGCAAGCTGACTGAAGGTTATACCCTGCTTAATGCGAAGCTGGCAGCATTTATGGCTGTAGCCGGTACTGGCGCCGGCCTTTTTAATATTACCAAGGATGCCATGATGGCAGGCAATAATCTATACAAGCTGCAGTCGCGTCTTAATATGACAACAGGTGAGGCCGCAGAACTTAGTAGGGTGTTTTCCTTGGCCGGTTCAGATATTAATTCCCTAACGCCTTTTATTGCAAGGATAGATAAGCAACTGTTATCTGCTGGTGCATCCGGGAATGCCACATCAAAGGCACTACAGAAATTTGGCGTCAGTATTACTGATGAAAGCGGCAATCTCCTTCAGATTAATGAACAACTGGAACAGCTAGCCAAAGGTTACAGAAATGCAGCAAATGCTGGTGAGGTTGAAGCATTTACGGCTGAAGTCCTTGGAGCAAAGGGTGCGGCACTTATCCCGGTTCTTGAGGAATACAATGACCTGATGGCTATTTCAAAGAGCGTGAAAACGACAGGACTTTTAAATCCTAGTGAAGCTCACGAAACCTACCTTGAATGGCAGAAAATGGAAATGGAAATGGGTCAGCTCAAGATGGCTTTGGGGGCGGCACTTCTGCCAGTGTCACGGGAACTTCTTCCTGAGATTACGGAAATGTTCGTGTCCTGGATAAAGCTGATTTCAGATAACAAGGAAGAAATAAAGCTGATGGGGGAAATCCTCATTGACGTGATGCATGAGGCTGGTAAAGCTATTGACCTTGTGGCGAGCGGGCTGGATGCTATTGGCGTAAATGCCAAAAATACTGGTGAGATATTACGCGACATAAAAGCAGAATTTGATGCAGGATATGGTATGGCGTTGCTTGCTTATGCAGGAAACCCGACAATGATACCTCTTGTGGGGGCAACCTTGCGGACATTTGATGATGTGAAAGAGCAGCGCTCCAAAAATGATGACGCTGAAAGATCCGATAAGGCAGAGAAGGAATACTACGCTGACATTGAAAAGCGTACCAAGGCCCGGCAAAAAGAAGTGGCCCAAATTAAGGCTCAAGAGCAGGCGGAAAAGAATCGTCTTGAGGATGTGGCCAAGGCCAGTAGAGAAATGCAGGAGAGCATTTACGGTCTTACTCATACGGAACTTGAAACACAGCTTCATTCCATTGATAAGGCTATGGAAAAGTATAAAGAGGCGTGGGTATCTGAGGTTGAGTTGGCAAAAGCTACTGAAGCCCAAAAGGCAAAGGTAATTAAGCAGTTCAATGATGATGTTGCCCGATCCATTGACTCTGTCTGGAAGTCAGCATTCCAGAACAGAATGGATGAAATTGACCGTGAAAAAGAAGCCTGGGAAAAGAAAGGTCTTGATGAGGTCAAGGCAACCAAATGGGCGGAGGAGCAGAAGCGTCAGCTCCAACAGGAAACGGCTCTCCATATGTTCAAAGAGAATTACAAGTACCTCAAGCTGTATCGTAAGGCTATGGCTGGGGGCGGAAGTATGGAAGAAAAGCAGGCCAATGCCATGCAGGCCATTGTGGAGCAACTTAGAAAGGATGCCAATCTTCCGGCTGATGCATGGACCTCAAGAGAGGAAATAGCCGGTTTTGAACAGGTATTTAAGAATGCCAAGGAAAACATCATTCCGATTTATGACAAGATGCCTACCCGGTTTATCCTGAAAGGAACGGATGCAGTTCCAATGTTTGCTCCTGATTACAACGAAGAAGTAATGAGCAAGTTGGGGAATACACAGGCACCTGCTCCTTCTGTGGCACCTCAGGAGAATATCAACTACAACCTCAATGTGGATGTTCATGGCCTTGAGGATGTGTCCCATGAAGTGGCCGATACAGCGGCCAAGAAGATACTTGATATGCTGCCACAAAACAGCAATGTAAACATAAGCTACGGAGGAGGATAAGCAGATGAAGATTAGGATAGGTGATGCAGTCTCTTTGACTACTCCGATTGATTTTAAATTCCACCCAGATGATCGCCAAACTTTGGTACAGACTGATGGCGGAAATGTGGTGCAGGATTTTGGGAGTGTAGCCAGTGGGGACAAGATTACACTTAATGCCGTGTTTAAACGGGATGAATTTTTGAAGGTCTGGAACTATTACCAGAGCCGGGAACTGGTTGCTTTTACCGATAGTTCCGGTGTGGTGTGGCCTCAGATGAGGGTGAGGATTCTTGCCTATGGCTACAAGGAACGATTTGAGAATTACATCAATTGTGAGATTGAGTTATGGAGGATATAACTATGATTAATCTATATTGTAATAACCCGACCGCCGGGAAAAAGGACGGTACCGCCATTTCCCAGGATAATACCCAGACCAGCCCATTGGCATTAACATTGAAGCTGACGGAGCAAAAAGCAGTAAAGGTAGCAATCCGTACCGATGCTGGTTATAAGACTACCGACGGTGTGAACATTAGCTTTGCTTATTATGACGGTTCGGAATATCAGACCACAGGTGGCAATGTTGCTAACTGGTATGTGTGCTTGGATAATAACTATTCCAGTGCAGAGGAAGCTCTTAGTAAAGGTACATGGGGCCACAGTGCAGATATTACCACCGATGTAACAGATGTAAATACCATCCTTTGGGTAAAGTACGATGCTACAAATGCCACTGCACCAATAAACGACACTAGCACCGCCGTATGTATCAAAGCCACTGTTGAAGCTGTTTAAGAGGTGGTAGTATGAAATATATAAATACTCATTATAGTTTATTTGATTCTGATACTTTTGTTCGTTATACAGACACTAACGGCAGTCAGTATATGTGTAATGGAGAGGCAAAACTAACGCTCCCTGCCGAAAATACAAAGTTGTATGTATCTATGGAAATATATCCCACCAATATTTGTACTTGCTGGCCCATTCAAATATATTTCAGTGATGGGACATACAACAGTGTTAAAGTGTCAACAGTACAAATTTATTATTATTACGACAGAAAAGAGTTAAGACTATGCACAAATGATTCTGAGCGTTTAAAAACTGTTATAAATGGTACATATAGATGGCATAAAATATATTTAGTTATAGACAGCGTAGCGGGTACGATAGGCTATTACCTTGACGGTGACAAGGTGGGGACGTATTCAAGTTATGTAAAAACGGGCGTAAAAGCTATAAGTTGCAAAATAAAAACCAATAACGACTCTAGTGATAATTACCGTTTTAGAATTAGAAATATAATCATATCAGACCAATATTTTCCCATTAACGAATCAATTATCGTCATACCTGCAACAGTAGCAAACAACGGTTTCAGCTATGATGAGAGTACAGGTTTATATTCTACAGAAAACGAAGACAGCACCCTACAAGCAACGCCCGATTTATCAGTTTTAAACGGCTATAAGGTGACAGGTTGTAACGTAGGCATGGGAACGACTGAATTAGGCGATACCATAAAAAATGTTAAATGTGATATGGGGAGTTATTCCGACACCAAGGAAATACCCGCAACGGGCAAAGGAATGTATTTTGATAATTTACCAACAAGTATAAATAACATAACAGTTACGTCGAAAAAATAGGGGGTGGCTTAAATGTCAAAATCGAGCATAAGCACACCCCGTATATTAACCACAGCGATTCAAAAAAAGTCTGCTGTAAGTACACCCCGAATATTAACAACGGCGATTCAAAAAAAATCTAGTATTGGCACGCCAAGAATATTGGCTACCGTCATACCATCCACGACAAAAAGCTATTATTTTGATACAGCTGTTAAGGAGAGCCAGGACATAGAGCAAACCTATGATATAGGTGTAACTATACAGCAGGATATTAGTATTAATGCAGATGCGGCCATTAAATTACAGGCTGACACAGTAAAGAATTATAGTACAGCTGTAACCTTAAAGGCTGATACTGCAAAGTATTTTGATACTGCTTTAGATATTGAAAGCAAGGATAAACAAGCCTATTATTTTGATGCTTATACCAATGTACAGCAGGATATTAGCTGTAATCATGATACGGCCATTAACTTACGGGATGAAGTGGTAAAGTATTATGATACTAATGCAATTATCAGGGTCAATATAATACAGCATTACGATACAGCTGTAAGAGCTATAACAGCTCAGGCTGTAACCCAGTATTTCGATACCGCAATAAAAGCGGCGGCAGCAGCCAAATATTGTTATGATACCCAAATCAGCTTTCCTCGTGACACGACAATTCCAACGGATAAAATTATCAGTAATCCGTTTAAGCCAGTAGCACAGAAGGAAAAGTCCGGCATGGTGTTCATTTCTTTGAATCTCCAGGAATTAACCCTGGCGGATACTTTCACTTTGGAGACCACGGATAATATCAATATTCTGGATTATATCAGTGGCAAGATACTTGATTTCCCTTATCTGTATAGGGTGGGAGAAACCACACAGCAGGATAGGATTATTACTGCCAAGGGAATGTATGATGTTGATGAAATTCTGTATCGGAGCATTAACTATGGGCCTGGGCAGAAAACACATAGGTTGTCTGAACACGCATCATATATTGCCGGCGCCTTGGGAAAGAAGCTGGTCTATTGTTGCGATGATTTTGTTCATTCTGGAACATGGATAGGTGAGGGGCAGACTTATGAAAATATCATATCCAGCCTTTTTGGGTGGTCCAGTTCTATCCCTCATAGGGCCATAAATGTGTTTATGAGAGCTAGGGATAATTCCTTAAATGTTATTCAGCGTGGTCATGAGAGCAGAACAATTGATATTACCGATATGGCACATACCCGTCCCGTGATTAACCGTACTCTGGAGAGAAGCATGATCAACTACTCTGGCGGTAACACAGATAGCGGTGAAAATGACGGTCCGGGACTTTACATCGAGCCACTTCCGTTCTGGGGAACCCTGAAATTTGGTGATGCGCTCTGTTCTTACGAATCGGGTTATTTGCGTAGTGAGGAAATAGGCGGTGAAGTAACAACTTATGACTATACCGGGGATGGGTTTGGAACCAGCAAGTATGTGAGAAGAAAAACGACTCAGCATACCGATGGTTCCAAGACAGTTACAACCTATGAATATTCCCACAGTAAAAGCGGTGTCCTGGTCCTTGGTCAGGAAGTGGAAACCACCACGGACAAGGATGGCAATGAGACTGTCAGAAAGACCATTCATGCACCTCTGGGTGGCGGTTTTTATGGCACCTCGGTTTATATCGATGGGGAATTTGCAGGCAGTTCCATAGGCACAGGTTCTCCTGCAGCCGCTGCGTCCAGATACCTTCAGAATCAGGAGTCCATAACATTAGGTGGCGCAAATTATGGTGATAATGATAATCCCCTGGGAAGAGGTAATCGTCTGAAGGAATCTGTCGAAGTGCCTACATCTGATAGGGATAAGCTGAAGTCTTACCTCAATGAATTGAAATGGCTTAACAGAAAGATCAAGGAAACTGTAACCATGGATATTTATAACTATGGCCACGTTGTTGATTTTTCCGAAAGAGTCAGATTCCGTGGGCATGAGTATTATCTGGTAAGCAACGCTGTTAGTCAGACGACGAGAGAACTGAAGCAGAGCGTTCAGCTTGTGAGGTGGTATTGATGTATCAGACGACAATTGCATCTGTTAATGGAAATATGGCGGCCGATATCAAAGGCCGCTCTTTCTATATTGCCGGCAGCAGTATGGTAACTCCGGGGCAGCAGGTATGGACTGATGGCAAAATTATCTATGGCAATACCTTTATAGGAAGCCAATCATACATACCAACACCAACAAATGGCGGTATTATATGGCTTATACCTAATAAGTCTATATGGTACACAGATACAAAATTAAAACCGTTTACAAAATTATGTGATACAGAAGCAAAATATATTACTTGTGGCAATAAGTCACAATTCTATATTAATCAAGGGAACTGGACTAATGGACAAAATCAAAACACAATACAAACCCCGCAAAATTGGCATATAAAAGACGCTTGTTTTATAGATAATACAAGTCTTTTTGAAGTTGGGCATACGTGCAAAAATTTGTACTATCCACAAGGATTAAGGAAAAAAAGCAATTCCTACAGAATGGGCTATTATGCAGTATGCACAGCGGTATTAGACGACTTTTCTGAAACCGTAAAAAAATATTATTCTAACGGCGTCAATCACGAAATGTATATCTTTCACTATGAAGGATTTGAAAAGGCACAAAACACGGGCGGTATATATGTAAAAAAAGATGGGGACAATATAGACAATATAAACCTTGATAGCTATATAGACAAAGTAAACCAAAAAGCCTTAACGGCTGTAAACTCATTGAACGGGTTTGACCATGAACATATACAGAGTATAGCAAAAATTAATAATATGTCTTGTCATCCTGATGGCTCATATCAGATTGATTTTTGGGTTGGCTCGTTTCATACCGTTTTTATCAATTCTTGGAATTCTTTTGATTATAGATTCTGCAACATGGTTAGCGTTATATCAGAAGCCCGTTATATTGTCACCAACGAAAAAGAAAAAATCATATACAGCAATACACGGGCAAAAGTTATTAAAACGCCTATGCCTAATTGTAACCATACCCCCACCGAGGAAGAACAGCCTGAAAACCAAGACGATTTTATTGCTTTTGAATATGGCAACGGACTTTTTAAGGGCGTCGATTGTTATATGAATAGTCCTGCAATACGGAGCAGTGACAAACCTATATGGGTAACGATTGAAGACCCCGAACTAAAATTAATGACCTATACATACGGGAACCCGACAAGTACAAAAGTACGAAATTTTACATATAAACCAAAACATGAGTATAAATCTAATTGGTGGGCGTGTGTTAATTCGCAAAAAATAATGGATAAATTACTAAAAGATGAACATTGGATATATAACGTTGTACTTGTTCCTTGGCCCGTATCCCCCGAAAACCAAGACGACGGGCAAGACACCCGACCGCTACAATTTATAAAAGGGGCTTTTTGGCAACAGTTAGAGGATTATTACGGAAAAGAACAGGCTGAAGCAATATTGGACAATATTGTTACTGAAGCGGTTATAGAGGATTATTCCTGCGAGAGTTATGAATGGAAATTAGACGAAACCACCGCCACCTATTCCGCTGATAATCAATATTACTTTAAAACAACAATTGAAGGGTGTACGTTTACTGACAGCAGATATATTACAGACGCCTATAAAATCAAAAAAGGGTGTTGGCTTTTTTCCACGTTGCAGACTCTTGGAAATATTGAAAATGAGTTTTATAGAATTGAATTAATCTATTGGGACGGGAAAAATAAAAAAACATTGCAGTCAATGCTTGTTGACGAATATCAAGGAAGGAATACAAGAATAAAAAACATGAAGGACTTGAAAAAAATAAAACAGTTGGCAGGTGTTGAAAATGGATAATATACAAAAACTCAAGACTACAGTTAAGGCCATATTGGATGCTGCCAACAAAAGATCAATTAATGTCGGGGCTTTGCGTGGCACTATGGTATCCAGAGATACTGTCCTTATTGAGGGTAAGACCTACCATGCAATAGCCGGTACTCAGGTAAATATGTATCCGGGAGCAATGGTGTGGTGCCAACTCTCATCCAATTCAGAAGCAGTAATTATAGGAGCGTGATGAAATGACAGCGGAACAGATACTCATTATGCTGGCCACAGCAGTGCTTAGCTTCTTTTCAGGTCGTGCCCAGAGTATGGCCAATAAGCATGATGAAGCAGTGGCCAAGAAGGAACAGCTATTTTTGGAAATGCTGGAAAATCAGAAGAAGTTTATATCCTGGCAGGAGGAAATCAACAATCAGAATTATGAGATGAAAAAAGAGATAAAGGCACTCAAGATAGGTGTTGACCGTATCTGCCAAGGTGGATTGGTACTGCTGAGGGACAGAATAATCCAGTCCTGTCGTGCATTTATAGAGAGGGGGAGCATAACCATCACAGCAAGAAATAATATACGGGATATGTACAAATGCTATCATGACGAATTCGGTGGCAATGGTGATGGTGAGTATTTCTTTGATGAAATGATGAACCTTCCGATTGACCAGGACGTGCCTATTGTTTCCCCTTTTGATGTCGGAGGTGGTCGTAGTGATAGAAAGAATTAATGTTACTGACTTGGTCGTAGTTGTAGCCTTATCCGCAGCTCTCATCATAGCCATTTACTTAAATCTTAATGAGCTAAGCATGAGTATTGCCAGCGGTCTTTTAGGTTATATTGGCGGTGCGGGAAAGCACCATGTTGAAAAGAGAGGAGAGAAGTAATATGAAGGTATTTATTAATCCAGGTCATGCACCCAACGGAGTACCGGACCCAGGTGCTTGCAACAGTACCACGGGACTTAGGGAATGTGATGTGGCATTAAGCGTTGGTAAGCTGGTGGAGCATTACCTTAATGCCGTGGGGATTGAAACTGCTGTGGTACAGAGTGATGAATTATATGAGGTCTGCAGTGAGGCTAATAACCTTGAGGCAGACCTTTTTATTTCAATCCATTGTAACAGCGTGGAGTCTCCATATGCTGAGGGAACTGAAACATGGTACTGTGCTGGTTCCAGTGATGGAGAGCATCTGGCTGAATGCATCCAGTCCCAGATTGTAGATCACCTTGGAACCGTGGACAGGGGAGTTAAGATGGCAACCCCGGGTAAGAACGGGCTATATGTCCTCACCAATACAGATATGCCAGCAGTGCTTGTGGAGCTTGCATTTATCTCAAATGAGGATGATGAGAAGCTGCTCAGAAATAAGCAGGATGAGTTTGCTAGAGCTATTGCTCGTGGTGTAACGGACTATATGTGATGGAGGGCTTATGAATGTTAAAAAGATATTGGTGGTTGTTGTTATTGGTATTATTATCGGTGCCACAGTTGTCCTTTGCCTCAGAAGCAACGTACCAGATAACGGAGTCGGAGCTGACACAGTTAGAGAACAACTTGACGGAGCTATCCAACTTGAACGACAGACAATCCAAGACCTTGATTCAGCAGCAGAAACATCTGCAGGAGTCCGAGGAGAAATTGAGTCGGGCAGGGCAGGAGTCCGAGAAGCTACAAAATCAAATCTACAGCTTAAGGAAGGAAATGATAGAGCAGGAGAACTCATTAGAGACTGCCAGAGCATCCTTAGAATGGTTCGAGAAAGAGGAGCAAGCCAAGCTGAATAGAGCCAAGCAAGAGAAAACAGCAGCCTGGATTATAGCCGGGCTACTGTTGTGCTTTTGTATAGGTAAATAGACAAGAGGCCTACTGGAGAATTATCTCTGGTAGGCTTTTTTATTATGCTATAAAAAATGAAATTAGACTTGATAAGTTATCGCATTAAGCGATTTAATGATATACTGAAAGAAATACATATGTGTTAAGCAAATAGTGCTAGATTATTGGGAACAGTGAAATGGACATAACAGCCTATCGTCTACGAACTCTTAGACAACTGCATCAGCTTTCTCAGGAAGATGTAGCTAAATATCTGGGAATTACCAGAACAGCCTATAATAAGTATGAAAGTGGTAATATTAAGCCAATTAGAAAGTTAAATGAATTAGCAGATTTATTCCATGTAAGTACAGATTATTTATTAGGACGCAAAGAAAGCCCATTGGAGGCAAAGCTCCGACAGTCTTCCACAGAAGTTACCAACCAACTTGAAAAATATCTCTTTTTGAGTAATAGAGGGAGAAGCATTGTAGATATTACACTTGATGCGGTTTACGAAAAAGAAATGGCTGGGCCAATATAAAATGGTATGACGCAATAAAAACTGAAAACCTCATATTGGTGTTTGCAGCCCGCATTTTACCGTTGAGGTTTTCAGTTTTTCTCGTGGACATTCTAAGTCCAGATATTGCAAGCCTTTGAAGGTGAATATAGTAGATTTTCCAAACAAAGATTTTCTTTAAAAGCAGGATTTTTAAATAAAATGTCGAAGGTTTCCAAAAACAGGGGATTGAGGCCAAGGGGCACAAGACTTCTGAGCCTCACTTCGGCAGTATCCCATTACCGCTTGCGGTATCGTAACTCTTCAAAAGCTTTTCCAGATAGTGCTTCGTTCTCTCCGGAATCGGCAGTATCCCATTACCGCTTGCGGTATCGTAACATTTGAACCATTTGCATCATACACGATGTTATCTCCCAGTCGGCAGTATCCCATTACCGCTTGCGGTATCGTAACTGCTTCTTGCTAAGGTTCATGAACTGTATCTGCGTGGTCGGCAGTATCCCATTACCGCTTGCGGTATCGTAACTTATACTTCGATCCCTCTTCTTCAGCAAGATCGATTGTCGGCAGTATCCCATTACCGCTTGCGGTATCGTAACTTATCGTTATCATCAATATAATCACAAACGAGTGCGGAATCGGCAGTATCCCATTACCGCTTGCGGTATCGTTCATTTTTTACAGGTCAAAATAGACCTGTATTTTTTTGTCTAAAAATGCCAAATTTGTCATTCCTCGGATGTTTATATACATAGAAGGATATTTAAATGGCTACTGAAAAAGGAAAAATAAAAAATTCCCCAATAAATGCCAAAAATGCTATCTGAAAATGGTTATAGATAGTAAGAAGATAAAACATCACATAAAGGAGGTGCCTATTATGGGCGATAATACAACATTTGGGTATGGCTAAAACATATCAATATAAAAAATCTAAAAAAAATGCCAAAAACAACCAAAAACGAATGTTATAAGAAGTGAAGATAATAATAGATGTATTTAAGAAAGGATGTGCCCACTATGGCAAAGGAAAATAATTTTAACGCAGCAGCAACCTCTATTCAGCAGAACACCCGTCAGATTAACCGCGCTGTCAAAGGCATTCATGCGTACCAGGATATGGGCGAAGGCCTCGCCAACCTGAATACAATGCGCGGTGGAACCAAAGGCTTTAAGGGATTTGTAATGGAAGAAATGGAAGCAGCTAAAGCAAGTTCACTAGGCAGACACACTGAAGTAATCAACAATAATGGCCTGGCAGATATGCGTCACATCAAGACAGACGGCACCGAGATTCTCCAGCAGATGAAGTCCGGCTACAAGCCTAACCAGATTGATTTCAGCCGCTATAAGGGACAAACCGTAGTCATTGACAAAGGAAATCCACATTTTAAGGCTCTAAAGGAGGCTGGCCGCAAGGCTGGTGTTAAAGTAGTTGAAGGTCATGTTACAAATGCGGAAGCCAAGACAATAGCCGATCTCATGCAGCTGGAAACCAAAATCACAGGTAGCAAAAACGCCGTAGTCACCTCTCATCTGGTCAGCGGAGCGAAAACTGTAGGACGTGCTCATAGTGTAGGAATTTCTGCCGCCAAATCCGGTGCCATGTCCGGAGCAGGATTTAGTTTAGGGAGCAATATTGTAGACGTGGCCAAGGGTAAAAAGACAGTTGGGGAAGCCGCCGGGGATATTGCCATCGATACAGTGAAAGCAGGTGCCGTGGGATATGGTGCTGGTGCAGTAGGAAGTATGGTGGCAAGTACCGCGGCTGGAGCTGCAGCCATTGAAACGGTTGCGGGCATAGGGGCTGCTGCTTCTTCCGCACCTGTTATTGGATCAGCCATTGCCGCCGGCTCTACGGCTACAGCTGCCATTGGTGGCGCCGCCACTGCCGCCGCAACTGCTACAATGGGAGCTGTATCTAGTGCTGCTGGGCTGGTTGGTGGCGCAGGGCTGGTCGCTGCTGCCGCTCCCGCAGTTATCGCTGCCGCTCCTGTAGTGGCTGTAGGTGCAGTTGTTGGCGGACTGTTCAGCTTTTTATTTGATGATTGATTATTAAGGGACCAACTCAAAAGCACTGTGCCGGCAGTATCCACGTACTGTAGGCACAGTGCATAAAAAACAATATTTAAGTAAAGATTAATGGCAAGTACGAAGGAGGTACTTTATTATGATAATTAATAATCTCTTAAAAGATCTGACTAAATGCGTACTGGATAATGTATATGACGAAATCAGCAAAGCCCTCGATGATTGTAACTTCTCCTGGGTGAATACAGATGAAAACTTAATAATGGGCAAAGAAATTTATCTCGATACCAGCAGCCTTATGTGTAAAGATGCCGATGCATTTTTGGTGAAGTACATACCTTATATGGAACAATATGGAAAACGATTCAATACCCTTAGCTGCTGTATCCGGGAAATCAACAAGCATTTGAAGAGCAATGAGACTTATAAGCGTGCAAAAGCCTTAATAGCTAAGGAACGTATTGATAAACTGCTTGCCGCTAATTTACTGAATGTTATCGATTACAGTGGTGATGTATTCGCCGATGCTGATTTTATCTCCTACTTCAACAAAAAGCGTATTAATGAGGAAGTGCTGTTTGTTTCCCAGGATGGTAATCTTTCAGTGGACGTTTATAGGTTAAATGAAATGCAGTCAGTACATGGTCATGAAATTATGGTAAGAACTATTGGCCGTGGAGGTGAGCTGGCATTAAATTCCAGGCTGGAAAATTTTATAAGTGATGATAAGTGTAATGAATATGACGATCAGACAGACTTTACAGCCAGTAGCCCGGAAAACCAGTATGAGAATGATATGCCGCAAACAAGTACTAATTATGGATTTATGGAAAGTATTGAACGAGGATATGGATTTTTGCCGGATTATAATCACAAGTATAGCATTAATGGTATTGAGGCAAATGAAAATGAAGTGGTTGCTCTAATAAACAATTTAAATAATGCTGCTGCAACCGGAGAAATAATCGTGTAAAGGATTTGTTGATACGAGGGGAGGTGTAATTAGTGGCGAACGAGAGCTTGTCGGTGTATTAGTGTAACCTTCCCTGAATTTAAAATATTCCCGAAAAGTAATAGCCAATGAATAATAACCATTATTTATGAAAGGATGTTTAGTCATGGAAAATAATAATGCAAAAACCGTAGCAACTATTGGTGCAGGAAGTGCTTTGAGTGCCGCCGGGGTAGCCAGTATAAGCAGTTTGGCCGGACTGGTCGGAGGTGGGGCTCTTGCCACTGTCGCCGCTCCTATCTTGGTATCTGGTGCTGTTCTTGGTGGACTGTTTAGTTTATTCTCTGACGATTAAGTTACCGTAAAACTGATATGGCCCCAAAAACTGAAAACCTCCTCCTGGAGTCTGTATCCCGCATTCTACCGTGGAGGTTTTCAGCTTTTTCTGTGGACACCATAAGCCCAGCTATTGCAAGGTTTTGAATATAAAAACAGTAGATTTTCCAAACAAAGTTTTTCTTTAAAAGCAGGATTTTTCAGAAAAATGTCGAAGGTTTTCAGAAATAGGGGGTAGAGGCCATGAGGCGCAAGCTTTCCGAGCCTCACTGTCGACAGAACCCCATTACCGATTGCGGTATCGTAAC